ACTGATTATAGGCATTAATCAGGTTCTTTGCTGTTGTATATTTTTCTTCTTTTGTTTGTGCTAATTTAAGACCTTTTTCTCCATACTCAATTGCTTTGGAGAAGTTCTTAAGTTCAAAAAAGCACTTTGCAATCTCATCATATTGTGAGAATACTTGTGCTCTTTTTCCAAAAGCATCTAGAAGTTCAAATGTAAGTTGATGTTCTTGAAAGGAATATAATGTTTTTGCAACTAACTCAAGGGGGTTCATATAAGAATAATGTATTTGAAGGTATTTAGATACCTTGCAAATCATCTGAAGTTTTGATTGCTGCAGTATAATTAGGTCCAGCAGAAACTTGTTTCCAATTGGTCCCTCCAGCGAATGTTGTGACTGGAGTGGATCTGGAGATTATTGTATTATCTCCTAGTTGTCCAAGATTATTAGATCCCCAAATCCATAAAGTTCCATCAGTTTTGATTGCATTTATAGTACCGGATACACAAGCAACTTGTTTCCAGTTGGTTCCTCCTGCGAATGTAGTAACAGGAGTAGATATATTAAGAGCGGCATTTGAACTATTAATCCCAAGTACTCCTGCTGAAGTATTACTACCCCAAGTCCATAAGGTTCCATCAGTCTTGATTGCTGCGGTATGATTATTTCCACCAGAAACTTGTTTCCAGTTAGTTCCTCCTGCAAATGTTGTGACTGGAGTAAGTTTACTTGTTAGATTTGTATTATCTCCAAGTCTCCCTCCACCAGGCTCACCCCAACCCCACAAAGTTCCATCAGTTTTGATTGCTGCTGTATGATATTGTCCACAAGAAACTTGTTTCCAGTTGGTTCCTCCTGCGAATGTTGTGACTGGAGTGGATTTAATAAATGTAGTTGTATTGTCTCCTAGTTGCCCAAATGCACCATATCCCCAAGTCCATAGTGTTCCATCAGTCTTGATTGCTGCTGTACTGTATCCCCCCCCAGCAACTTGTTTCCAGTTGGTTCCACCTGCAAATGTTGTGACTGGAGTAAGTCTATTGGTTCCTGTATTGTCTCCTAGTTGTCCATTACTATTATTTCCCCAAGTCCATAAGGTTCCATCAGTTTTGATTGCTGCTGTAAAATTACCTCCACAAGAAACTTGTTTCCAGTTGGTTCCTCCTGCAAATGTAGTAACTGGAGTGGATCTAATAAATGTAGTTGTGTCATTTATACCAAGTGTTCCTACAACAACTACAGAACCTTTATTATTACTATTGGAAAATCCCCAAGTCCACAAAGTTCCATCAGTTTTGATTGCTGCCGTATGCCGATATCCACAAGAAACTTGTTTCCAGTTTGCTCCTCCTGCTATTGTTGTGATTGGTGTAGATATATTTACTAATGAATTATTGTTTCCTAATTGTCCAAAACCACTATATCCCCAAACCCAAAGTTCTGGAGTAATCAACTGATTTGCAATCTGTGGATACACAGTCATTAAGTATTCTTTGGTAATGAGTTTATTGCCTAAATCAGTACCAAAAGAATCTTTAAAGTTGGTATTAGGATTGGGCATTTTGAACTACTCCAGGCATTTCTACAGGTGGAACAATCTCTACTTCATAAACAGATTCTTTAGTCTCACAAGCATCAATCTCTTGAAGTTTTGCAAGTTCCCAATCATATGCTTCTTGAACTTTTGAATCCACTGCTTGAATAATGGTTTGCAAATCTTCTGTGGTGATTTCTAACCAAGTTCCATTATCAAACTTAAAGTTATGAGGTCCAGGTCCTGCAATGTACTTTGAAGTAAGTGCTAAACGATTTTCTCTGTCTGTTGCTACTGTAATTGTAGAATTATTAATAGTAACTTCAACCCTAGTACTTTCTCTTCTTTGTCTTTCTGGTTTTACACCTGCTTTGTATTCGTCTTTAATTTGCTCAAGTGGTTTATCGGAAACAGTATAAACAAAGACTACTTCATCATCTGCAATTGTATGACTTGTTTGGGATACTGTTTGAAATCTTGGATCAAACTCTGGAATCTCATTTCTTGCTGGAAGAATTTTAATCTCTTCATTAAAAATAATAGGAACTGATTGATAGTCTTGTGAAGTCACCCTATAATCTACTTCAAGTTCATCTTCAAGAACTGAATTAATCATTCTGTAGTTGAATGTGATTGGTCCTAAAAGTAATTCTTGACCATTAACTAGTGCGTACATATGACTTTTTTAATTATTTATGAGATGAAGTAGGTGGGATCAGTACCTGATGTGACTGCTGCAGTTTGAGACCTTCCCACAAAAACTTGTTTCCAGTTTGATCCTCCTGCAAATGTTGTAACTGGAGTGAGTCTAGAGGATATTGTGTTGTCTCCTATCATCCCACCAGAACCACTAAATCCATTATCACCCCAAGCCCATAGAGTTCCATCAGTTTTTATTGCTGCCGTATGATAACTGCTATTGGAAGCAGCAACTTGTTTCCAGTTGGTCCCTCCTACAAATGTGGTGACAGGAGTGGATCTACTGGTTGAAGTATTGTCTCCTAGTTGACCATTACTATTATTTCCCCAACCCCATAGAGTTCCATCAGTTTTTATTGCTGCAGTATAACTAAACCCACAAGCAACTTGTTTCCAGTTGGTTCCTCCTGCGAATGTAGTGACTGGAGTGGATCTATTGATTACCGTATTGTCTCCTAGTGATGCAAAATTACTTCCCCAAGTCCATAGAGTTCCATCAGTCTTGATTGCTGCAGTATGATAAGTTCCACAAGCAACTTGTTTCCAGTTGGTTCCTCCCGCGAATGTAGTAACTGGAGTGGATCTATCTATTGCAGTATTACTTCCCATCTCTCCACTATTACCAACTCCCCAAGTCCACAAAGTTCCATCAGTCTTGATTGCTGCTATTCTTGCATATCCACAAGAAAGTTGTTTCCAGTTGTTTCCTCCTGCGAATGTGGTGACTGGAGTACATTTCTTAATTGTACTATTAATTCCAAGTTGTCCAGCGGTATTAGCTCCCCAAGTCCATAGAGTTCCATCAGTTTTAATCGCTGCAGAAAAATAATAACCACAAGAAACTTGTTTCCAGTCGGTTCCTCCTGCAAATGTGGTGACTGGAGTAGATCTTGCAAGCAAATTACTGGCATTGGTCCCCAACATAGCATCATAATCTGCCCCCCAACCCCACAAAGTTCCATCAGTTTTAATTCCAAACTTATGTCCATATCCAACAGCAACAGATTTCCAGTTTGCTCCTCCCGCAATTGTAGTAACTGGAGTAGATCTAGAGACTGATGTATTGTCTCCCAATGATCCCGATTGATTTGAATTATTTCCACCCCAAACCCATAAAGTATCACCAACATACTGGTCAATTAACCAATATTCATCTACAAAATAATCTTCCAAATCACCTTCCGGAGATAAAAACTGATTGGGTCTAGACATTTAACTTTCTCTCCAGTTCTTCAATACGAATTTGTTGTTCTTTGATTGCTTCAATTAAAAGTCCAACCATATTAGAATAACTTACTGACTTAATACCATCACTATTAGTTTCAACGAGTTCTGGAAGTACTTTTTCAACTTCTTGAGCAATCAGACCAAGTGAAGGTTTATTGGTATTTATCCAATCAAACCTAACTCCATCAAGTTGTTTTGTAATTTCAATTGGATTTTCTATAGGTCTTACGTTAGTTTTTTGAGTTGCGTCTGATAGTGATGTAAATTGAGTTGCTGATAATGTACCCGTTGATGGGTTAAATGTACATTTAGTATCAGAAACATATGCTGTAGTATATGTACCAGAAGTAGCAGAACTGAATGTTGGATAATATGATGCATTAGTAGTTGTATCATTTGATAATGTAGCACCACCAGAAAATGTTGTCCAACTTATACCAGTTCCAATAGATTGTAAAACTTGTCCTGAAGTACCTATTTGATTATTGGAATCATAAATTCCTCCAGTAACTCTTGCATTACCTTGAACGTGTAGAGGTTGAGATGGATTTGTGGACCCAATTCCAAAATTACCGGAAACATAAGCGCCACCAGTTACTTGAAGTTTTTGTGATGCAGTTCCTGTTGAAGTTCCAGAACCAATAAGTGCTGTACCGGGTACAAGTCTTAATACCTCCTGTCCAGCTACTTGGAAATAAGTGTATTGATTGTTAAGAACTCCACTGCTATTATTATGATATAAAATATAATTGGATGATGGACCATATCCAACAAGTCCTACACTACCATAAGAATTGAATAAAGTAGCGTTTCTTAAACCATCAGTGGTATTAAAATTAATGTTTGGTTCAGAATCTGCCGTTATCTCAAGACTAGTAACGTTTCCTCCATAAATGTGAAGTTTTTCTTGTGGATTTGTGACGCCAACTCCAAGATTACCACTTACATAAGCACCACCAGTTACTTGAAGTGGTTGTGATGCAGTTCCTGTTGCTGTTGCTACTCCGACTAATACAGGTCCATTTGTAAATGTAGAAACACCAGAAACATTTAATTGTGTAACAGATGCAATACCACCTATAACTGATGTAGCAATACCACTAAAAACTGTTGGTAAATTTGTTAATCCAGAACCATTTCCAACGAATGATGATGCTGTTATGATGCCAGTAGTATTAACTGATGCGGTTGCAGTAAGTGTGGAAGAAATACCACTAGAGGTAGCATAAGTAGCAATACCACTAGAGGTTGCATAGGTACTTACTCCTGCTCTGGTAGCATAAGTAGCAATACCACTAGAAGTAGCATAAGTTGCTATACCACTAGAGGTAGCATAAGTTGCAGTAGTAGAAATACCACTAGAAGTAGCATAAGTTGCTATACCACTAGAGGTAGCATAGGTACTTACTCCAGCATTAGTAGCATAAGTTGATATTCCTGCTCTGGTAGCATAAGTAGCAATACCACTAGAAGTAGCATAAGTAGCAGTACTAGAAATACCACTAGAGGTAGCATAAGTTGCTATACCAGAATTTATAGCATAGACAGCAGAAGAAGCAGCAACATTAGTAAGTTTAGAACCATCACCATAATAAGTTACAACACCACTTGTACTTGTAGCAGTTACAATACCTGAAGATATTTGTACTGTTCCAATTGTTGCAATACCAGTGATATTGGCATTAAGTGCAGTAAACCCACTAAAGGATATACTACCCCCAATATCCAACTTTCCAGTAATATTTGAATCACCTTGAACATAGAGTGCTGTTTGTCCTGTAGAGACTGAAGAACGAACATCTAATAAGTAGTTTGGCAGTGCTGTTCCTACACCAACAGAACCACTACCTAATGCTGTAAGAACCGTTCCATTTGATCCTACGTTTAATTCGTTTATAACAGTTGAGATTCCTGTTAGATAAGAATCTGTTGCAATAAACCTACCACGTAGATCTAATTCTACTCTCGGAATAGTAGAACCTATGCCAACATTTTTAGTTTGACTGCTTACAATAAGAACGTCGGAATTAACTTCTAATCCGTCTTTTATAACAAACGCTTTTTTAATTGCCATAGGTGGAGAACGCCAACCTTATTTTAAGTATTTATAATAAAGAAATAAATACGAATATGAACAATTTTAAAATTCACATTTATGTCTTATCCATTGGTAATTAGAAATTTTATTACAGAAGAAGAAAATGATTATTTTTTAAACTGGGTAGAAGAAAATAAATCTTCATATGATCAACATATAAGTTCAGAAGATTACTGGTCCAAAAGATGCATATATTATTCTTCAATTAAGGAAGAAGAAGTTAGAGAAAAATTAATTAAGTTAATTGTATCAATTAGAAGTGTTGTAGAGAAAACTTCTATATCTGACCAAAAACTTTTTATAGAATATCCACAATTTGTTAGGTGGGAAAATAAAGTAGAACTTACTCCACATGCAGATAATATTGAGCAAGATGGAGTTACTCCAAATGCATCTCCTTGGAGATCGCACGGAAGTGTTCTTTATTTTAATAGTTCTTTTGTTGGAGGAGAACTATATTATCCAAATTTGAATATAGAAGTTAAACCAGAACCAAGAATGCTAGTTGTTCATCCAGCAGATTTAAAATTTACACATGGAGTTAAAAAAGTTGAGAGCGGCGTTAGGCAGACATTAAGCGTTTTTTTGACTTATGATCCACATGCCGCTCCCGTTTATAACGATTGAATTTTTATTTGACTGTTGGTGGGGGTGCAACTAGTTTATTGTGAGATAATAAGTTTTCTGAGATATAGGTGTGACCACCATCAACTTGAATTGCAACAACCTTTCCAGGTTCTGCACTTTCAATTTTTATAATCGTATGTCCAGAAATAATATCACCTATTTTTAAACTACAAGCTAAAATCCAACCATTTTCTTCACTATAAAATGTGTGAGTAGGTGAGCAAGTAAATTCAACATGATCAAAGATAATTTTCAATCTTTCAGAATCAACTTGCTTAACATAATCAATTAAGTATTCACCCCATTCTAAAGTATGCTCATGTCGAGTTCTGATTAAATCACCAACTTTTAGGTCTCCAGCATTCTTTTGAGTTCCATCTGCCATTAATATCTTTGTCCATGGAGCAGGACAGGATGTAAATGGTGGTGGTGGAGGAGGTTGTGCTGGTGGAGGAGGTGGTGGAGTAACTATCTTTAAATTGTGAGATAATAATCCTTCACAGATATAAGTATGAGCACCCTTAATTTGAATTGCAACGACATCTCCATATTCATAATCATCAATTTCAAGTAAGGTATGTCCACTTATAATATCCCCAATTACCATATCACAAACTCTAGTCCAACCTTTATTTTCAACATACATTTTATGAGATGTTGAGCAGACCAAATCTTTGTGGTCAAATTTCATTTTAAATCTATCTTCTTGAACGATAGAAACTTTTAATACAGAGTATTCACCCCATTCTAAAGTGTGTTCATCTTGAGTTTTTATTAAATCACCAACTTTTAGATCACCTGCATTCTTAAGGGTCCCGTCAGTCATTAATATCTTTGCCCAGGGTGCAGGACAAGATGGTGCCAGCTGAGGTGGTGGCGGCGGTGGCGGCGGTGGTGGGGGTGGCTTTGGTGGCGGTGGAGGAGGTGGTGGCGGTGCTTTTGGTGGCGGTGGAGGAGGTGGTGGTGACACAAATGCTAACAAGGGGTCTTGCTGCGTTCGTGGTAATGTAAATGGTGGTGGCGGTGGTGGAGGTGAATTTCTTCTATTGTGCGATAATAATCCATCACTAATAAAAGTATGTGCGTCATCAACTTCAATTGAAACAACATCACCATATTCAACATTCTCCACACTTATTAATTTTTGATTACTTACAATATCACCAATTACCATATCACAAACTCTAATCCAACCTTTATTTTCAACATACATTTTATGAGTTGGAGAAAAAATAACCTTAGCATTATCAAAAGTAAGTTTTAATCTTTCCGACTGTAATGTTGAATTATGTGTAATTGGATACTCTCCCCATTCTAAAGTATGTTCATGTTGAGTTTTAATTAAATCACCAACTTTCAAATCTCTAGCATTTTTTTGAGTCTCATCTGACATCAAAATCTTTGGAAATTGATTAAAAATTGGCAGTGGAGATTCTGTTAATTCTATCTTCACTGTACGAGATAACAATCCTTCACCAATAAAAGTATATGCCTCATCAACTTCAATAACAATAACATCACCACTTTCATCAGGTTCTACCGACAATAATTTTTGGTTACTTACAACATCACCAATTACCATATCAGTAACTAATATCCAACCTTTACCCTCAACATACATTTTATGAGTTGGAGAGCAAGTAAAGTTAGACTCTTCAAAAGTGAGTTTTAATCTTTCTGAAGGACTTACTTTTTTATATGTAATTGGATACTCTCCCCATTCTAAGGTATCTTTATGCTGTGTTTTGAGAATATCTCCAACCACTAAATCACCAGCATTCTTAAGAGTTCCATCAGACATTAAGATCTTTGTCCATGGAGCAGGACAAGATGGCGGTGGCGGTGGTGGTGGAGGCGGTGGTGGTGGTGGCGGTGGTACATATTCGCGAATTACAACTTTTCCAAGACCAGCATTACCACCTTGTTGCGTAGAAGTAATTATTACAGACCCATCACTATATCCACTTCCACCTCCTCCACCACCACCGTTACCACCATTGCCTCCAGTTGCACCACTGCCACCATTGCCTCCAAAATTTATTCCTAGTCCTGCAGTGCCAGTAATTCCATATCCTGGCTTATATCCTCTTGTAATTGTTGCTGTATTTGTACTTACTCCTGCAGTAGGTGTATAATATTTTGTATTTCCAACATCAGTACAAGCAGAAAATCCTTGGGCGGCCCAATATTCTCCTTTAGTGCAGGGCAGTACTCTACCTCCGTTGGGAGCAATTGCTAAAGTATCTCCAGATTTAAGTGTTACGAATTGAACAGTAGAACCAAATATACCATTTGGAGATAATGTTCCTAGACTTCCACCTTTACTACCACCACTACCATCTTGACCTGCTACGTTAACACCACCACCATCACCACCACTACCATTTTTTCCCGCATTTCCTCCCCCACCAACAACAGCAATTAATTTTGCTTTTTTATATAGAAAAACACCTCCACCATTTTTAATTGGAGAAAGAGGTGTGACAGCATATTCTTGATTTTTATTTAATGTTAATCTGATTGTAGATACTCCACCTCTTCCTCCAACAAAAGTTCCATAATTTGCACCAGCAGTTCCGTACATATCGATATATGCATCAATACTTAGTTCTGGTGCATAAAATGTAAGAATACTTCCTGGCGGTACTTGGTCTGGATTTATTGTATATGGACCTTGAGTAACAATATTCCAAGAATATAATAGTGCCTCAGCACTGTTATCATCCCGAATTACTTCGACATTAAGAATTTTTCTAGGAGCAACTACATCAAGATTGGCATTATTTGTATATAATGGAGAGTTTGAAGCAGTGGGATGAGTAATTTTTGCTCTAACAGTATTAATCCCAATATTTGGTAAAGAAATTAAAAGTTCTTTTGTTTTAGAACCTTGTATAGT